TCACCGTCACCGCAGGTGAGAAGCAGCGCAACAGCGGCGGCAAGCTCGGATTTACCTTGCTTCTTCGGTATCTCAATGTACGCCGTGTTGAACTGCCGGTAACCGTTCGGCTTCAGCGTTCCGAACAAATCTCGGATTATCTGCTCCTGCCAGTCGATAAGCTCGAATGGCTTTCCCGCCCATGTGCCTTTGGTGTGACACAGATTTTCGATGAACATGACGGCATAATCGGCAGACGCCTTATTGTAATTGGAACCCTCTGCCATATAGAGGGTCGGTGTGTATTTTTTTAAATTGCGCATGATATGTTCCTTGATTGAATTAAGCATTACTTTATGGTATAATCTATCTTGAGGAGGTGATGCCGCTTGATAAATATATTCGAAGCAGTGTTTTTACCACCTCGCGTCCAACGATAGCAGACCTTGAGCGAGAGACGCGTTCTTGCTACGTGAATCAAGGTCCACAATTAATCCGGAATTATCCGGAGGGTACTGCCATAAACTAGGCTTGGCTGGGGCTATGACCGTTGGACAAAAAGCAAGAGAGACACCACTTGGCAGTACACAAGTGGTGTCTTTTTATTTACTTACTTGGAATTAGAGTGTACTTCCTATATGAGGAACGAAACCTCTCAGAGTTGGTACTTTATGCCGCTTTCAATTTTACTCTCGTCGTTGGCAGCAAAGGATATCAGAGATAATCTGTTCCTCGGATTATTTATCGAGGGCGTCGAGTGCCTTCCGTGTGCCACAGTCACTGGCTGCCCTTTGGTGGCGTGGCGTCCATGCCACGCCTTTGTGGGGCAACCTTCCGACATCGTGTCAGGGCAGATTTGCGTGTTGGGATACTTTCTCGAAAGAGCGGGAACACCGCCGTACAGCGCCCCACAGTGAGAGCAGGTGCGAAGCATTGTTGCATTATCTGATTTCATGGACAGCCCTCCTGCTGTTGTTCAGTGCTGCGAGAAGAATACTCTCATCAAAACCGAAATTGCTGTAACCCTCAAGGCAAGTCCGAACATACGAACCGCTCGGCAAGCCCAGCGGTCGCTCCTCGTGCATGATGTACACGAAAGCCTTTCTGACCACGTTTTTGCCCGAGAAGTACCTCACGGACAGTTCAAGTTCGGTCTTGTAGTAAAAGGTCGGAAAACCCTCATAAACATCAAGCCTTTTCTCATCGGCAGGTTCAACCGACCAGACCGCGACATGGACTTCCGCTCCCGATTTCGGCTCAATCGTGAGGTAAGCGCCTGTCTTGCTGCCCTTAAAGAGCAGTTCGTAGTCCTTAATCACCGCAGTCCCCACGGGCTTTGCCGTATGGCAACGCAGCGCCATTTGTCGTAGGTTCAGATTACTGCCGTAGGCGAGGTAGTACTTTTTCATTTGAAATTCGTCCTTTCTGAAAGGCGGCTTGTATTTTCGGTAGCGTTCTTGCCACCGTTCAGAAATCACCTTTCTACCACCAAAAGCCCCACAGCGTGGGGAGTTGGGGGCAGGAAGCTGATTCCTGCTTGTTAGGGTCTGCCGTTTCTGAAAGCTGTATCGCCCTCGAGCCGCTTGGTGTAAAGTTCCCTTGCGGTCTTAAATTCATCGCCGATAAATCCGAGCCGTAAAAGCCATGTTCTCATTGCGTACTTGGGATTTTCAGTCTGCTGAGGATTTGCGCTTGCGGTCTTGACCTGCTTGGCAAGCTGGCTGAGCGCAAGGCAAAGCTGAATGTAGCTTTTCAGCTGACCTGCGTGAAGTCCGTTCTGCTTGCCGCCCGAGGGTGCGTCAAACTGGAAAAGTCTGAATTCAATCGTGCCCTTTGTAAAGGTTGCGTGGAGGTTCAGCATATGGTAGCGGCTCTCGTTGTAGTGCGCCGACCTGCCGTAATCCGCATTCTGACTGCCGTACCAGGTGTCCGCAAGTGCCGCCATGGTTTTGGGCTTCTTGCGGTTGAGTTCCACCAGGAAATCCTTGCTGACCGTGCGGCAGTAGCGGTTCATGCGGTTTCTGTCGAGGTTCAAGGCGCTTGCAAGCAGGGTTTCATGGCTTGCCATAATGTTTGCGAGGTTTCGCAAGGTCTGCGCCGTGTGGCCTTTTGCGCCAATGTGAATGTGAACTCCGCAGCTCCTTGTGGCATCGCTCTTTGCGCCTGCTCTCCTCAGTCTGCGAATAAGCTCCTGCAGGGTTTCCATGTCTGCGTAGGTAAGTATCGGGGTGACTAATTCGCACTTTTCGCTGTCTGGTCCGTGAATGCTGACGTCCTTCTGGAACTTCCACTCGCGTCCCTCGCTGTCCCATGCTGAGTAGGTGCAGTAACCGTTGCGGCCTGCGGTATTCTCATGGCGGCGAGTGCCGAAGAACTCGGCGGCAATCTGTGCGGCTTTCGTTCTTGTAATATTATTCATTTCAACCTCGACCCCTATGGTCTGGTTCATCATTTCTTCAATCTGCTTTGTGGTTTTTGCGTTCATTGTGGTGTCCTCCGTTGTTTTGTTTCCCTTTCTGAGTTGCCCCTCGGTTGGCGGCGTCCGTGCCGCCTTTTGGGGGCAACCTTGCAGCGTCCTTGCTGCGGTAGACACATATTAACTCTAAAACGAGTATATAGCAAGCGGTTTTACCACAATATATTGAACGAAATACACACGCAGAAATCGTGTATATCAGCCACGGATTTTGCGAACTACATCAACACCAAGAACAGCATTCAGCCCGGAGCCGTTATCCCAGCGGACGAGCAGATTTCCTGCGTCGTCAACGCCTTTAATCGTGCCGCGAGTACCTATCGGCGGCGCCTGGAAATCGTCCATTGAAACCAGTTCCACACGGCAGCTGGCAGGGTACTCTCGGCGGTACTGCTCAATCTGCTCCTTACTCGGAAACTTCATTTACAGCACCTCCATTTCTGAAAGCCGATGAACCTGTGAGGTTTCTCAGCAGTATCTTCCGCTCGGCTTTGTACTCCGAACCGATGAAACCTAACCGCAGGAGAAAGCAGCGGAATGCATACTTATCGTTGTCGGTTTCCTTTTCTTTCGCTGTAACTCGCTTTGCGTTTGCGGCAAGTTCGCAAAGAGCCGATATGAAATGCGTGTAAGCCTTACATTCGTCAGTGCTGCACTCTGCGAACCATGGAAACTTCACCGTGCTGTCCGTGACCTCAATCGGCAGCTTATCCACCGCTAATGCTTTGCGGATAAGTCTGCCTTTTGCTTTGAGCAGCTTGGTAAGATTCTCGACCGCCGTGCTTTCAAGCGGAACTTCCACCGTAAGCCCCACAGGTTCGCTGTGTTCGGCGCTGTCGGTGTCTGCGGGTATTTCCTCGGTATCCGTTTTCGGCGGTTCTGTGTCGGCAACCTCGGCGATGAATCCACGCCCTACAAGGAATTCAAGCAATCCTTCGATTTCCTCGCTGTCGGCTCTGTCATCGAATTCAAGGTTGCCCTCACGGGTCACCGTGAAATAATCGATTCGGTAAGCGTAGGTCGGTGTTCTCATGTAAACTGCTTTCGCTCCCGTGAACTCGCTGATGGCTTTCACAAGCGGTTTTCTGTCCTGTGCGTTGTAGTAAATTGTCATGGCATTTTGCCCTCCTTTGCGTACATATTAACTCTGAAAGGCATATATATCAAGCCGTATTACTACACAATATTTTTGGGTTCAGCTGTGTACAGTACACAATCCCCGAAAGGACAAAGTAAACACACGGCAGAGCAACACCGTTTCCCCACAGCTTGTACTCGGCAGAGTCGCTGTGGGGATTTTTCAGCCATGCGCGGATCTGCTTTTCGGACTTCGGCTTGACTGCGCTACCGATGATTTTTCTGTGTATTTCAAAGACCTCTTTCCAGAATGTCAATTCTTCATCTGTAGGCTCGTCCGTTCCGAGATCTGCGCACCACCAGTCGGGAAATCCCTGCAAACGGGCGCACTCCGTTGGAGTAAGCCTGCGGACTATGTATTCCGGAGAATTCACGGTCGGCGGGTCTTTGTAATCGCTTGCGACAAGCGTGTTTGCGAGATTCTCCTTGGCTTCGGTGTGGTAGGAATTCTTGCTTGTGCTGTAAACCAATGTTTCCGAACCCCCTCCGTACATTCCACCAGCTGCTCTCAATGCTCCGCATTTATCGTTTTCGCTGTACTTCGTGTAGCTATCTTGTGAAAAAGCTACTGCGTGTCGGTCGGTGGTGTTCAGAGTGAACGAAATGTCCTCATTCACACCGCTGCCTTGCGGACCGTTTTTGTCGGCTCTGCCTATCATTGAACCCTGGACGGCTACGACTGCCACGCCGCCTTGGTTTGAGTCGGGAGAATTACCGCCCGTATCTATCGTCCGTGATGTATCCGTTTCATAGCAGTTCTGCCGTGCGTTTTTCGTGCCGTCAGATGTGAAACGAACATCAAAACAGCGTATATCTTCAACCACAAACGGCTGATTGTTGCCGCCTGTCCCGTAGGTTGAAGAAACCGTTGGAGCAACGCCGTGCAACTCCGTATAGCGTGTATCCTGCGAGTGGTTTTCATAGACAGTTGCAGGAACAGTCCCTGCGCGGAGTGTAGGTGAAGTTTCATCTTCGTAGCCGATACCTCTCGCTTTTGCCGAGTGTTCCGTGCAAAACCCTGCTGCGGACTCCATC